ACTCGGAGCCTGCTGGATATGATCCGCAGTGCTGTGGCTTCCATGGCCGGAGGTACGACCATCAACTACGGCGGTGTGAACATCAACGTTTACCAGAAGGAAAACCAGGACATCCGTGCGCTGGCAGACGAGATCGAATACCGCATCAACAACAATGTCATGAGAAGAAAGGCGGCAATGGGCGTGTGAGAACAGGAGAGTGAGATCGATGAGACACGAATTCATCTACAACGGGATGAACTCCCGTGATTACGGACTGCGGGTTTCGGGGGAGGATACCTGGACCCGGCCCCAGCCCGACATTACCAGAATTCCGATCCCCGGCAGAAACGGCGACCTGATCCAGCTGGGGAAACGGTACCAGAATCTGGACATTACCTACCACTGCGGCATTGTGAGGGATCTGAGAATCAACTTCGATGCCTTCAATGCCGCACTCCTGTCCGATCCCGGCTACCACCGGCTGGAGGACAGCTACCACCCGGAATATTTCCGCATGGCTGTGTTCGAGTCGGCTCTGGACCCGGATGTGAAGGAACGGGGCATCCACGGTGAGGTGGACATCCGCTTCAACTGCAAGCCGCAGCTTTTTTTGAAAAGCGGGGAAGTGGAGCAGACCATCTCCACCGGGGCTGTGCTGTACAACCCCACGCCCTATGCGGCTAAACCTTCCATCCGGTTTTCCTTTGCCAACTCCGGCATCGGCGGCAGTATCACCATCGGCGGCAGGACTATTTCAGTGCAGGACCCCGGCAGCGCAGAGGACTTCATCATCGACTGTGAACGGCAGGACATCTACCTGCTGGAAAGCAAGGAGAACAAGAACAACGCTTTCATTCTCAGCGACGGAGAGTTCTTCGAGCTGAAGCCTGGCAGAAATGTGATCGAGTTTGTGGGAATGCACGGCAATCTGCTCCATGTGACACCCAACTGGTGGACGGTGTGAGAAACCTGCCATACTGACAGTTCGGATGCATATCAGCAAAACTGACAAAATCCGCAAATGTGCGATTTGTTCCGACTTTATTCACATCTTTGTGGTATCATTAAGAACAGCGAAGAAGAATGAATTTCAGAGAACGAAAGGGTAAGCAGAAATGTTTCTGTATAAGGATCACAAATTCCACATCGAGGGTCTGTCCTTTATCATTCCGGACGGATACATCCTCGACACCATCGACACATCCGAAGAATACCAGGGAGCCATGAAGATGATATCCCCGGATGAGAATGTTATTATCAGTGTTATGCCGCTTTTCTGTTGTGAGGGCAGCCCTTCTCTTGAGAAAAGCGCAGAAGACCACTTTAAGGAAATGCTGGAAAGCGAAGATCATTCGTTCCGGGCGATTACAGCTGCGATGAAAATACAGCGTAAAGCTCTCAATGGTTACTGCGCTGTATATGAAACAAGAGGCAATCGGTATTTTCCGGCAATGCAGTATTATGAGGAGCTGTATGAAATCTCCCGTGAGCTGCACGAATTGAATTTCATCGAGATTACGGTATCGGCGCCTGCTGAATACGGTGTTCAAAAAGCACTGGAAAGGCCGGAAGTAGTCGGTTTCCTGAAATCGCTGGATGAATAAAGAAAACAAGAGCATTCGATTGATAACCAATCAAAGCATCCCAGAGAGATCTGAGGTGCTTTTTTCATGCTCTCAAGAAAGGGGACGCGCCTATGAAACCTATCCTATTCCCGGAAGGGCAAACGGACTTTACCACCAACGGCATCGGCCGTCTTCCGGACGCCATTTCCTGTACTGTCACGGAGGAGCGAAATGGACAGTATGAGCTGCACATGGAGTATCCCATCGACGGTCAGCACATGGAGGATGTGCGTTACAGCCGGATTATTCTGGCGACTGCGGCAGACGGCAAACAGCCCCAGCCCTTCCGTATTTACCGTATCACCAAGCCCTTGTCCGGGGTGGTGGAAATCGATGCGGAACACATCAGCTACCAGATGACCCACATTCCTATTATGCCTTTTTCTGTGGATGGCTTGACTCCAGCCTTCGAGGGCTTCACCACCTATGCCGCAGAAAATAATCCCTTCACCTTCAAAACCGAGGGCTCCTTCGGGGAAGCATTGGCACACAGCTTCAAGGTATCCCAGCCGGACAACCTCCGTGCGCTGCTGTTCGGACAGGAAGGCTCGGTCATCGACACCTTCGGCGGAGAATGGGAGTTCGACCGCTATACCGCCATCCTCCACAAGGAACGCGGTGCTGACAACGGTGTGACCATCCGCTACGGCAAGAACCTCACAGACCTCAAGCAGGAGGAGAACATTGAGAGTACCTACACCGGCATCTGCCCGTACTGGAAAGGACAGCTGGAGGATGGCACAGAGACGGTGGTGTATCTGCCGGAAATGGTACTGCATTCCACATTCGCAGACAATTACCCCTACCAGCGAACTAAGGTAGTGGATATGTCCGCCTCCTTCCAGACTCAGCCTACGGTGGAACAGCTCAGGGAAGCTGGGGAGAAGTACATCAAGAACAACGATGTTGGAACGCCCAAGGTCTCCCTGGACACTTCCTTCGTGGCTTTGCATCAGACCCAGGAGTATTCCGATCTGACAAGGATAGAGCATATCAACCTGTGCGATACCGTGACTGTCCTGTTCCCGGTGCTGAATGTCAGTACCAGAGCGAAGGTGGTCAAAACGGTGTGGAACGTCCTGCTGGATCGTTACGACTCCATCACCATTGGTGCGGTGCAGTCCAGACTTTCCGCAACCCTGCAGGCATCCCAGGAGAAAGCTGTGGAACAGGCCGTGCAGCAGTCGGCATCCAACGCCAGCGGTGAGTACGCTTCCAAGGCGACCACTACGGCGCTCTCCAATGCTATCGGCGCTGTGGATGTCCGTCTGTATAAGGCGGAGGACACCATAAAAGCTCTGACTGGCGGTGCTGGCGGGTATGTGTTCCTGACGGTGGACGCAAACAAACAGAGCGATGAGTTGATCGTCCTGGTGGACAGCCCGGTGTTCTCAGCGGCGCAGAAGGTGTTCCGTCTGAATGAAAACGGTCTGTGCTACACCAGTGGGGGATATGAGAAAGGCTCCTGGTCGGTCATCATCGACACCCACGGACGGCTGAACGCTGCCGCTCTTACCGGAATCCTGCAGGATGAAGCGGCAAAGAACAGCTGGAATCTGACCACCGGCGTTCTCTCCCTTTCCGAGGATGTGACCTTCGGCGGGAAGACCATCACGGAGCTTCTGACAGAGCTGATCCCCGATGCAGCCGAAACAACGAAGATCGCACTTGAGGATTATGACAAGGAGCTGAACCAGGAAACAGTTTTGAAGAAGCTCCAAAGCGGTACAGACCCGGAAACATCAAAGAGTCGGGAAGACAAGGGCTTCTACCTTGGAGAGGACGGTCTTCTGCACATGCTCCCGGAGCGAATCATCACGGACGGCGCGAATGTGCCAGCCTGCTATCTGCCTACCACAGTCGTGGACGGCGCAGTGACAAGCTACATCCAGGTGCGTGTGGCAAACGGCATCATCTATCCTCCGCTGGAAAGTGGGGGAGATACACCTTCCACTGACGAGCCTGTTGAGGATGAACCCACGAACCCTGACACAGAGGAGGTAAGCTGATGGCATCTGACAATATGCTGGTCATGGCAGTGCATCTGGATCCCCAGCCGGGCGGCATCAAGCCGGAGCTGCATTTGAAGCAGGGAACGAAATCCATGCGTGTGCGGCTTCTGGTCAATCCGGGCGGCGTGCTTACCGACTATATCTACAAGCCCTGCTTTATCCGCGCGACTCTGCCGGATGGGACGGAATTCTTTACGACCAGCTCCTGCAGCTTTGAGAACCGCAGGATCAGCATCACGCTGTACAGCAATCCGGTGAACCGAATGGCAGCCGTTCCCGGACGGTACAAGTGTACGCTGACCATTGTCAATACCGAGGATCGGGTAACACGGGACAACTGCATGGACTACGACTTCATGACGGTGCTGCCGTTTACGGTGGTGGTGCATGAACGGGCGGTGTAATCCGCCATAAAGTACACAGTTTTCGCCTGAAAAGATTGTGTACTATACTTTTCCGAATGGCCTTGCTATATATCCGATTCTACGGTAATATGTGTCACACCGAAGGGGAGAACACCCCAAGGAACACAAAAAAACGGAGGAACACCACCATGAAGAAGATCGAACTTTTTGAAAGAGCCATCAAGGAACAGGCTGCCAGCCTGCTGGGATACGGCATCAACCCCACCGCATTCTGGGCATACCGCAAGAGCATCGAAGCGGAGAATGAACTCATCGACTTCGCCGAGGTCATCTGGGATCAGGACATCGAAGCGATCACGGACACCTTCAAGCACAACGACATCACCGCCTTCACGATCAGCAGCACCTTTTCCGGACTGATTCCTACGCTGGCGGCTTTTGAAAAGTACGGCTTCCGCATGGCGGGCATCACCGAGGTCAACGCTTCCTACACGGATTTCTGCACGGGCAAGCTCGCCAGAGTCCCCGCCATCCGCTTGGAGCGTATTTGAGAGGAGGAGCACACTATGGCAAAGACCGGACTGGAGATCATCAAAGCATTGGACACCACCGCAGGGGAGATCGCGGCGATCATCGGCAAAGGGCATCCGCCCTTCGAGGAAGACGCAAAGGTTGCCTGCGACCATGTGACCTGCGAACAGTGCTGGCTGGCATGGCTGACCACGGGTAAGCCGCCTGTCCCCGAAAACAAGAAGTAACCCAACATTACAGCCTTGGGATGGAGCCGAAAGGCTCTGTTCCTCGTATAACGAAGTACACAAGGTATGACGAAGTCGCACCGATGACGGTGACGGCTGTTTTTTTATCCCAAAAGAAGGAGGAAGGATAAGCGTGCTCACAAGAAACTACGATCTGGACATGGTACCGGGCGGTATTCCGCTGTCCATCCACCTGTCCCAGTATGACTCGGATGTGACGCTGGTCTTTCAGCTGTACGCCAGTCAGGGAACGCTGAACATTCCCATGAACGGTGTGACGGCGCAGATTCGCGGTACCAAGCGGGACGGCAACGGCATCTCGGCAGATGCTGTGTTTGCCTATGCGGATTCCATCCCAACGGTCACGGTCCAGATGACCAAGCAGATGACCGCCATCTCCGGCAGGAACACTTTCGAGCTTGTCCTGACCGTCACCAGCGGCAGTACCGAGTATGACCTGCCCAGTGCCAACTTCATTCTGGACATCGAGCGGGCGGCTCTGGACTATGACACCCTGGAATCCAAGTCCGAGATCAAGGAAATTCAGGAAATCCTCAGTGAAGCGGACAGCATCATCGAAGCTCTGGAGGTTTCCAAGACCACCCAGGAGAACATGGCCCAGCTCACAAGCCGGGCTGAGACTGCAGCGGAGAGCGCCGAGGAAGATGCAAATACCGCATCGGATGCCGCCGAAACCGCAGTGGAAGCCAAGGACACCGCCGTATCTGCTGTCAACGGTTTCAATGATATCGTCAACAATGCCACGAACACCGCAGTTCAGCGGGTACAGACCGAAGGTGACACACAGGTGCAGCGAGTGACCGACGCCGGAGACGGCATGGAAGAATACGCTGCCGGTGTGGTCAGCGATGCCAAGGAGGAGATCGACTCCGCAAAGGACACCGCTGTGCAGGAGGTTGAGCAGTCCGGTACGGATGCAGTCGGCGCAGTTGGTACTGCCAAGGAAAGCGCCATGGAGGACATCCGCTCTGCCGCTGAAGAGATCACCGCCATTAAGACCGAAGCGGACACCATTGCAGCACAGGCTATGCAGGTGGCAAACACCGCAGCCAATGAAGTGGCAGGAGTGCAGAACGATATCACTGACCTGCAAAACGACTATGAAACGCTGGAGGTCTTGATGGCCTCCAAGGTGGACGGCGGTTATGTGGAGAATGACTCGCTGTATCTTACCTCCAACGGAGAGGTAGTTGCCGGTCCCTTTACCGGATTCGGCGGCAGCGGAGGCGGTACGGGCGGCGGAACTACAAACTCTGCGGTGCTGACCGTGACCAATGAAACCGGCTGGATGAGTTCCACCATCGCATCGGGTGCATCCTGTGTGGTGATCCTTTCCTGGTCCTCCATCGAAGATGGAATATCCACCGGCAACGGTGCCCTCACGATCAAGGTGGGCGGCTCGACCAAAGCCATTCTGGACATTGAACAGGGTGTGGTCAGCACCGATGTGAGTCCCTACCTCATTCCCGGTACCAATGCGGTGCAGATGCAGGTGACCGACTCCTACGGCAACAGCCGTGTCAAGAACTTCACCATTTCCGTCATTGAGCTGTCACTGACCAGCTCCTTTGATGACAGCTCTATCCAGAACGGCATTCTGTCTTTCCCGTACACCCCTTACGGTGCTGTGGCAAAGACGGTGCATTTCATACTGGATGGGGAAGAGCTGGAGACGGTCACCACCTCCGTTACCGGCAGACAGCAGACCTATATCATCCCGGCGCAGACCCATGGCGCACACTCTCTGAGAGTGTATTTCACAGCAACCATCAACGGCATCGAGGTCCCGTCCAATGCGCTGTACTATGAGATCATCTGGATCCAGACGCTGAACGACACCCCGGTCATTTCCTCCAGTTTCCATGAAACCACGGTCGCCCAGTACACCACGGTGAACATCCCGTACATCGTGTATTCCCCTGCGGCGCAGATGAGCGATGTGGTCATCCGGGTAAACGGCGTGGTAGCAAGTGAGATCAGCGTGGATAGAACGAAGCAGACCTTCTCCTACCGAGCCAATAACGCAGGAGAAGTCAAGGTGACCATCACCAGCGGCGGCATCACCAAAACCATCACCCTGACCGTAACGGCAGTGCAGGTGGATGTGTATGCTGAGACCGAGAACCTTGCGCTGTTCCTGTCCTCTGCATCCCGCTCCAACAACGAAGCGAATCCCGCCGTGTGGAAGTATGGAGAAGGGGAGGAGGAGATCGCCGCTTCCTTTACCGGCTTCAACTGGAAGAGTGACGGCTGGCTCATGGATGACAAGGGCTTGACCGCACTCCGTGTGTCCGGCAATGCCAGAGTCTCCATTCCGTATCTGCCCTTTGCCGAGGACTTCCGTTCTACCGGCAAGACCATCGAGATCGAGTTCGCCGCCAGAGATGTGCTGAACTACGATGCGGTGATTCTGTCCTGCCTGAACGAGGGAAGGGGACTTTCCCTGACGGCGCAGACCTGCCTGCTCACCTCCGAGCAGAGTGCCATTTCCATGCAGTTCAAGGAAGAGGAACACGTCCGAGTGGGCTTTGTGGTGGAGAAGAGAAGCGGACTTCGCCGGATGTACTGCTATATCAATGGCATCATGTCCGGTGTGGTGCAGTATCCGGATGACGATGACTTCTCCCAGGTCACACCTGCCCAGATCAGCATAGGCAGCAGCCAGTGTGCCATCGACCTCTACTGCATCCGCATCTATGACAACGACCTGACCAGCCAGCAGATGGAAGACAACTGGATCGCAGACACCCAGGACGGCGGTCTGCTGCTGGAACGCTATACCCGCAACAACGTCCGAGACGCTTACGGAGGTGTGGTCATCTCCCAGCTTCCGTCCGATCTGCCTTACTGCATCCTGTCCTGCGCAGAACTTCCCCAGTACAAAGGCGACAAGAAGACCTGTTCCGGGCGGTATGTGGACCCGCTTCATCCCGAGAAGTGCTTCACCTTTGAAAATGCGGAGATCGATGTACAGGGTACTTCCTCCCAGTATTACGAGCGCAAGAACTACAAGATCAAGTTCGTAAATGGCATCATCCTCCCGAACGGTACGGTCTCTGCGACCTACCAGATGCGTGAGGATTCCATCGCGGTGAACACCTTCTGTTTCAAAG